GGGGGGGTATACTCTCAGTATACTTCCAAGTCTGGACAGCATATATTTACCGACATAAATATATGAATTGGTGTCTCTACGTTATTTTAGTCACGCCATTCATAATGCAAAATTAAAGAAAAATAATTAGATTATTTACAATAAAAATACAAAAGTTTACAATCTAATTATGAGAGAAGAATTATAAACACGAGAAAGGATTTAGAAAAGAACATAGAAAAATTCCCCTAGATATATCTAGGTTAAAAACTATGAAGATGACAAATAAAGTCCTGGACATCCAATAAAATAAGTTAATTGGAAATCGTCACAGAACGATCTTTGCACCGTAGTGGTGCTACCTAATGCTGTTAAGCAAGTAAAGGTAGCGGAGGTTAAAGGTTGTGTCTCATCGGTGTAGAAATTAGTAGTTCCACCCGACCATACTTGTACAAAAGAGACAGGATATTTACAATAGTAAGGAATATGTACAAAGTTTAAACCGAAATTCTGAGCACTAGGAATTGGGGTTTGAGTAGGAAGCCTATTAGTAGTTTGTCCGGCTATTATGGTAGTATTAAGACCAAAAGAAGCACCAGACATAAAATAATTTTGTGAGCTAGCAGATTGAAAAGCATCACAACTATTACTGGCATAAACATTAGCACCAATGTCAGTAGCTAGTAATACTCGAGCTTTACCACGATAAAATTGAAATAAGGGAGCTAAGAAACTAAAAGAATCAGCACTATAAGTAGAAGTTCTTAAAGCTCCTGTAACAGGAACATTAGTTATACCAGATGTAAACCAAGGAAAAAGGGACCATCCTTGGGTTCCATAAGCATAACCAATAATGTTCTGAAGAGGAGAATTTTTGTTAAGTAATTGCTTAATTGACAAAAAGTGTTCTCCTATACTTAGTTCACTATTTTCAGTAGTACATGGCTTGATAGATGAATTAGCTATTCCAGCATCAACAAGAGTTTCTGTATTATCAGATTGTGGAGTATAAATACCACCACCTACAGTCGATACGGGACCAGGAGCTTGAAATTCAAAATCATCACCTGCTTGATAAAAAATTAATAAATCAATAGACTGAGCAACAGTTTCAGGACAACGTAAATCATTTAAAACATAAATATTTAATCTACCCATATTTTGATTTTTGTCTAAATATGGACGATGCAACATATAGGGTAAGTTTAAAGTGATTTCTGATTGTTCACGAACATCAACAATTTCTCTAAGAGAATATATTGAATCTGTTACACCAGGAGATATTAGAGTAGAAGTAATAGGGGTAAAGGTTATAAGAAGTTTTCCACTATGAAACATAGTTTTAACTATCTTAATGTGTATTTTCATACTACCTTTCCATAAATTAAAAAAATTGGAAAGATAATATAAAGGAGCTCCATAACGAGCAGTATGCACATTTAAACCAACAGTTGTATTAACCTGTTTGTTTAAAAGTTGAGGACGAATATCATTATTAAGTAAAGAAGATCCAGATGCTTGAGATGTATTCCAAGTTATTCTTTCTGTGTATGTCGGTACACTAAGTAAAAACTTGAGAGACATTTCGTCATCTGATCGAATACTATATTGATCAGTCATTTTTATAGAATTTTGAGCTATTAAAGAAGTTGGAATAGATATATCGGTACCATCAGCAGTACCAATATACCTTCCTGGTTGAGAAGTAACAATCGTTGTATGTTCATTAGCACGAGGCTTTGACCATCCAAAAATACTAGCAACACGAGATCCAACATCTGCAGCCCATGATAAAGTAGTCATAATACTTGAAATCATTGGTATAGATGCCAATGTTGACGCAGCACTAGAAACAGTTTTTAAACCATGAGAAATAGGTCCAAGAACAAATTCTTTTTCCTCCAAAGATTTTCCTTTAATAGTAAAGAATTTTTGTTTATTATTAGATTGAGGTACAATAGAATGAATTTCACTATTATTTGATTGGGGCCTAATAGGAGCACTAAGCTCTATATCAGACCAATAACCAAAGAAAGTAACTTCAGCATTAGAAATACCAGTCGCACCAGTAATAAAAGGTGATACTACATCAACAAAAACTCTACCCCAATCATATTTTCCTTCCTTTACATCAAAATAAGGACTAGGAGATATGTATGGGATAGATATTAAAGCTACAGCATCACGAGCATCAAGATCTATATGAGGATGTTGAAACTTTTGGATTAAATGAGAATTATATCTTGCTGCATAAGTTGCATCAATAGAAATTCTATCAGCATAATTAGGTAAATAATGTATTATTAACCTACCAGCTTGAAATGGAGAACAATTAACTTGTACACGCAAGTTAAATGTACCACGGATTAACTCAAATCCGCGGATTTTATCAGCCCAAGGAACTACACTAGTTAATAGGGGACCAATATCAAAATTATAAATATTGGAATTTTCAGCCGAAGCAGAAGACCATTGTAAACTATTTAAGAGATAAGGTTTACCTAAAAAATCTTTAATAGTTTCAAAGCGAACTTCATAATCATTATTAATTTTATCCATCTTAAAAGTGGATTTAACTAATGATTCATCTTCAACAAAACAAGTAGTTTTTGCTTCATCACAAACTACGTTGTTTATTATCACATCATTATTACGCTTGCCTCCTTCAACAATACTCTCAGTATTATTAGATTGAGCAACGATGTTTTCATTAAAGCAGAAAACATGCAGACCTCTATGCTTTCTAAGCGGCATAGTAGCTTGTATATATAAATTAAGAAATAAAGAAATGTATTATATCAAAATATATGAACACATTAATACATATATTTAGGAAGAATTTAAAGTGACTCTTCAGCGTCACGACCTTGAGTAAAGCCATCCATATTTAAAGGTCCATAAATAAAAGATGGATCAAAATAAAGAGCTTCTTCGGATTGAAATGCCGAAAAAGCCGCCTCCCATAATTGAAATCGAGGAGACTTGCATCTATGTTTTCTACACATAGATGCCAAAAAAGGTTGGTGAATATAAAATTCATCTTTACCATAAGGAGAAAGTTCTTTTAAAACTCGTTCAACATTTCTAACCATGTCTTCGCGATCTAAAACTCCTCTTCTCCATGCTAAAGACTCAAAAATACTAGTAAAACGTAAAGGTCCAACAATTTTACCTTCAAGATGCTTAAAGCCACGAGCTATAAAACTACCATCACTAATATGAGTATGATTAGGAATAATAAAATCTATCCTTTTACCTTTTTGTTCATCAGTATAATTCATATTAAAATTTCTTTCAATAGAATCTTTCATAGAATAAAAATTAATACGAGATTGTAAAAAAGAATGTATTATTACAGCATTATCATCACCATAAGTAGCAACACGAGTATACTTTCGTAAAATAGGAAATATAGTTAAAATTTCAGATGGAGTAGCAAGAGTTATTCCACCTTTATCTAATAACATAATATCCACATGACAATATTTTACGATAACTAAACCAGTTATAGAATTTATTATAGCAGTAAGTAAATTACCACTAGTATTTCCATGAAACCATTGATATAAATACATAATACCTTTATCCATAGCAGCATGCAAAGTAGATTTAAACTTTTCAAATAAAACATTGCGAGCAATATTCTCTTCTAAAGGAGTACCAGCATAATATCTATCTATAGCAGCTTTAGTAGCAAACATCAATATAGTAACTTGTCGTTTATCAAATTTTCCATAATCACCAAAAACACCAAGATAACCTATCTCAGTAAGCCATTGATAAAATATTTCCCATTCAGTATACGGATTAATGCCAATACAAATACCATTACGTATCCGATTATCATAAATCCAATTAGCAAATGCACCGAAATATTGCTTATTTTTTGCTAAAACAATTTTACCTCCAGCACAGAATAAACGAGCTTTATTAGAATCTTTACATTCATCTTTAAGACAATCCAAATACACTGAACAAATATCTTCACCAGCACGTAATTTAACATCATATAAATCACTCATTTTTAAAAAGAATTTGGCTAAATCGGAATCATACTCATATTTATCACCTCTTCCAAAACACCATCGCATGTCAGAAGATGAATAACCAAAAGATTTAGCTATAACTTTGAAAGTATAACCAAACGAAGTGCTCCTATCATTAGAGCGAATACCTTCGTCAGGAACACCTTCCAAAACTTCTTTAATACTATAAATTCTAGTATTAGTAACAGGACTTGAATTATCAAAAATTTGAGAAACAACTTCATCAACAACCAAATTTGCTGCTACCATATTAATAGAATATCCAATATTAGAGCCATAATCATTACGTGCTATAGCCATAGGATCACCATCACTTGTAGGATATAAAGTAACTGGCATCTTAGTTATACCATATTTTTTTTTAATATCACTAAAAAATGGACTACGATTAATTGAACTATTACGAGATTGTTCAACTGAAGGAATAACAGAATGAACTATATGATGGGGAGCAAAATCATCTCGAGATATAGGTCTCATTTCTTCTAAAATAGAAGATTGAACACGACCAGAAATCTCAGATAATACTGAAGAACACAACTGAATATCTTCCTCAAATCTAGCCATTGGTGGTAAAATAGAAAGTCCTTTAATAAAATTAAAATCTTCTCTAAATAACATACCACCATAACCATGAGAAATAGTAGAACTACCAGCAATATGAAAATAACACAAAATAGGATTTTGAAACCTAGAATCTAAAGAAGTTAAAGTATGAAGAAAAACATCATCAAAAAATACAGGTAAAGAGCAATCTCCACTTATAGTAGGAAAATCAACTTTTAAAGATTCTGATAAAGTTATAACTTCTGGTTTAGCAGTAACAAACTTCTTAGTAACTGGATCAAATAAATTCGCATTAATATCATATGATAAAGAATTATCATTATAACTCAAATTTACTTTTTCTCTAGTTAAAAAGCCAGAACGTGTTATCCACATAGAACCAGTAAAAGATGAACGATTCTTTAAAATATTTAAAAATTCAGGACTTTTAGAAGGAAAATATTTAGTAATATCTGGAAATTGAGGTTGATTTCTAGGTAATGTAACATAAACTCTATCAAGATGTTTAGAATCTTCATTGTAAGATAAATTCTTACAATCAAAGTATTCAGGAGGAACATCTAATTTAGAATTTAATGGAATAAAACCTATCTCAACTTTTAAAACACCAGATCTTAAATAATAACTTCTAATAGTATGTAAAACATGATATGGAAATAAACCAGTCCAACCTTTAATACCTATAAAATGAGAAGGAGTCAAATGTATATAATGTTTAGAATCTAAAGTAACTCTAATCTTTAAATGATAAAAATTTCCTAAAGGCTTACGCATATAAGAAATTTCATGATCAACAGAAGAATCAGCTTGAGGAATAACAGCAGTGGTATCTGCATCTAAATTACAATTAAATAACTTAAAAGCCGTAGTAAGAGCTAAAGACAATCCTTTATACAAAAGAACTGAAGCAGCCCCAACACTTACTATTCCTAAGATAGCTAAATATGGATTATTCAAAGACCATTTTAAAGGTTCAGATTTAAAATGTTCTAATTCATTATTAATTCTATCAATATATGATAAAGATATTACATATAAAGCCTCATTTATAGTACTAAATCTATCTTTAAGTCTAAGAGAATGTAAAATAACAACATCAGTATATTCTGTTAAAGAAATATACATCAAATCACACCAATTAGAAGCTTGAAGAATCTTATTATACAAATTATCCTTTGAAATATAATAACCGTATTCTAAACCAATAACATAACGAATACCATCTTTAAAACATGTAGAAATATACCTTTTCAACCAAGTAACTAAAGATATAGAAGTTATATCATCAACTAAAATATGAGTATCTTTCTCTGATACTTTTTCATAATCATTAATCGCAAAATTAATGTCATTCAAAACACTATCATTTAAAGCACACATATCATAATTTTCTTCCAACTCATAAGGAACAAAATCATCAAATCTACCAAACTCAACGCTAGCATACTTTTCATCACCTTTAGCTTGAACAATAGGTAAAGCAGCTTCAGCGCGCAATTGAGCTAAACGAAGATCGTCGGCTCTTAACTCAGCACGACGACCATCAATAACCTCTTGCATATGTAAAGCTGTTCTAGCGTTCATATTATCCTGACGTAAATAATGAGCACTTGCACGATTCTTGAGAACAAGAAGCATTTGATCATAAGTATAATCCTTAAAACCACCTACTTTATATTGACCCAAAGTAGAATCCCATTCAGAAAAACGATAAACAGCAGTATTAATACCATTACCAACAAAACCTTCAACAGCTTTGTTTTTATCCAAAGAAGCCCAAAATCTTGGTTGATCATGTTCGTCTTCAGGATAAACAACACCGTCTTCAAAACCAGCACCACTACGATACTCAGGTAAAATATAAACTAATAAGTTCATATTTTCATTTAAACGACGTGTTAAAGCTTGAATGTGTGTTAAGACCTTCACTTCATGAGTAGTAACTCTATAAATATTCATACTAGTCATAATAAAGTCAGAAACACACATAACCATACCTTTCTTTGTCATCTCTGCACAATTTAAAGGTAAAGGAGAAGTTCCTAACATTTGAATAAATAATAATATATCAGATTGAGAAGCACCTTCAGATTCAATGCGTTGTAAAAAATCATTAAACAACCATGCCCATTGTGAATCATAAGTATCATAAAACTTATCACCCAAACCAGGAGCATAACACATACTGAAAAAACTATCACCAGCTCGTTCAATAGCATCTAAACCAGCATAATGAGCAAACAACTCGGGAATTATTTGATTAACCAGCTGAGTTTTTCCAACACCTGAAGCTCCAACTAAATTCATATTAAATGGAACTCGACGAACAACTCTACGAATATGAGAATTACGAACTACAGACAACAATGGTTGCATTAAACGCAATACATTTTGTAAAGCTATACTATAAGAGGTATTATCCCTAATAGTATCAACTTTACAAAGATAATTATTAATATCACTTTCTAAGGTTTTAACATCACGAGAAAAAGCAAAAGTAATATTACCATCATACATAGCAGCATTTTGTTTAAGAGCCATCATTCGGGTAGTAAAAGTGCGTATAGATTTAGCATGAACATCAAAACCTATACTTAATTCTACACCAAAAGTTTCAGCTATACGACGAACTATTCTATTAATCAAATCTTTAACTCGCTCTAAAAAATCAGAAAAACCTTTAGAACTACGTTCAATAAGAGTTAAAGAGTTCATAAAGGAAGTATGATCATTTAAAGAAATATTTTTAGATAAAAAACCAAGAGATAAAGTTTCTACGGCAATAGAAATCCAATCATCATTATTGGCCTGAGGTACTATAGAGGGAGAAAACCAACTAGTAACCACAGATATAATAGTGGCACTATTTAATGTTAAAGCAGCTATTAAACCAAACGAGGCACACAAACATAATAATTCCTTATTATCAGGATACCTACGTTTAGTTAATAATAAAACAACTAAAATAAAGGATAAAGAACACGCAGCATTTTTAGGACTTTGCAACCAATTAAAAATATTTGCAAATCCACAAAAATCTGGAACACTAGGAGTAAGAAAGTCACGGGTAGCAGGATTAATACCAATATTAATATCAGTCAACTTAGTAGCTATTCCTGTTAAAGAATTAAGAGTCTCTGGGGAAAAAGAGACATCAACTTTAGCAGATTTAATAGCGTCAGAAAGTTTATCAATAGGTCCTAATGGATTTATACCTGATAAAGGATTAAGACCAGAAAACATTTGAGGAACAACATAAATAGAACTGTAAATATTATTTAAACATAATATAACAACTTCACTTTTGTCATCTTTATATTTAATACGAAGATCATTGTATTTAGATTCTACTATTTTAGAATATTTAATCCATTCATCAGAATTTCTTCCTAGAATAGTTAAATTAATAGCATCCATATATACAGCAATTAAATCATTATAGATTGGACCAGGATTAGTTTCAACATCATGCATTAAAAGCATAGAAACTATATCCGGATCATTGTCTAAAAATAAAGAAATTAAAGTAATATTTGAATAAGTTAAAAATTCTTCAGATAAATAACGCGACTCAAATAAATCATCATCATCAAAATCACGAATAATAAATCCATAATCTATAGCATAAACTAAGAAAAAAGAACCATCAAAAGTACAATATAAACTATTATCATAAATATCCATTTGATACTCTAAATTCTTAGCAGGAT